GGTCCCGCTGGCGTGTCAGATCCTCGACATCAAGTCGATCGTCACGACGGTCGGCGCCGGTGACACGTGGACGGTTCGCGATGCGGCCGCGGGTGGCGGCACGGCGCTCAGCAACGCGATGTCCGTGGCCGTCGCCGGGGTCATCCCCTGGGGCGTCACCGCTCTGCCGGCTGCCCTGGTGGCAGCGTCCGATATCTACGTCCGGCGCACCGACGACACCACGGACGGCGCGCTCGTGATCACGCTCCTCCCCACGTGATGCCATGAGGGGCACCGAGACCCATAGCTCGCCGAAGGTCGTTTCGACGACCGCGGCGGGCCTGACGGATGCGGACGGCATCAAGGCGTCGATTGTCACCGCCGTCGTCGCGTCGAACTACGTCGGCGCCGCGCTCGACGGCGCCGTGCAGGCCGCCGGATTCGGATTCCCTCGTTACCCGACGGTGGCCTCGACTGCGAACGCGGCGACCTACAACACCACCGATCCGATTGTCGTCACCGGCACCCGCTCCGGTGTCGTCTCGGCCGTTTCCCTGATGCTCACTGCTGCTGGTGGCGGAGAGACGATCACGGGAGCGACTCCGCTCGACACGGTGACCGCAATCGACGTGCCGGCACAGCTGCTAGCTGCCGTCGGTGCGTTCACCTTCGGCGTGGTGGACATGGGTTGTCGGTGCGAGGTCAACGCGGGCGCCCTAGGTCAAGAGATCCCCTACCGCGAGGTCAAGGTGGGTGGCGCCGGGAACCTCGTTGTCGGATTCGGCGACGCTACCACGTGCACGATCCCGTGCGTCGCTGACGAGCGAGAGCCAATCCTGGTGCACCGTATCTACGGCACCAGCACCACGACTCCGATCACCGTCTACGAGTGAGGTCTGAATGTGGCCATTCACGCGCCAGCGCCAGCCGGCGCCAGTGGTCACGTCCGCGTCGTCGCTGATCACCGATCCGCTCCCGCCGCTCGCTCTGTGGGATCAGTTCTCGCGCATCGGCGGCGGCATCACCCCGCTCACAGTCTCGGAGATCATCCAGGACGCCGACAGTGGCAACCCCGCGCGCCTCGTGGACCTCTACCACGAGAGCCGGCAGAAGGATTGCCACCTCCAATCGGTTTGCAGTGCAGCCGAGCAGGACATCACATCGCTCGAGTGGGTGATCGCCGCTCCCAAGGATCCAACACCGGTAGAGACCGAGTGCGCCGAGCGGCTCGCGCTGGCGTGGGAAGAGGCTGATAGGGAGGCTGGTGTTGGCCATCTCGTCGGAGAGTCGATGGCGTTCGGCTACGCCTATGACGAGACCAAGTGGGAGCTGGCCGAGGACGGGAAGCTAGTCCCCGTCGAGTTCAAGCCGATCTCCTGCCGGCGATTTGGCTTCCGGCAGACTGACGGCGCGCTGCTGTTCGATCCGACTGGACACAGCTCGGTCAATCGCGGCGGCGTCGATCTCCTCGCCACCTATCCCGGCAAGTTCGTCGAGGTTCGCCGCCGCATCAACGGCGACGTCCCCGTGCGCGAGGGACTGGCCCGCTGTCTGATCTGGGCGGCAACCGGCAGGAACTGGACGTATCGCGACTGGCTCACGCTGGGTGAGGTCGGGTTCAAACCGAGCACCGTCGGCGTATACAAGAAGGGCTCGAGCAAAGAAGACATCGCCCATCTTGCAGACGTGGTCGAGCGCTATCAGGCCACGAGCAAAGCCGTCATCTCGGAGCTTCAGGAGCTCAAGACGGAGTGGCCGAAGAACGCCGGGACCGCAACTGGCGGCACGCACAAGGAGCTCTCGACATACCTGGCCGACGAGATGAGCAAGGCCGTCCTGCTCGGTACGCTCACTGTTGACGCCGGAGCCCGCGGGGCTCGCTCACTTGGCGAGGTGCACGACAAGGGGCGAGACTCCGTCCGCGACACCAACGCGCGCGTCGTCACCAAGGCACTCACCCGCCACGTCGCCGCCGTATTCGCCGCAGTCAACTACGGCCCGAAGTGCAGGCCGCCGCGTATCGCGCTCGTGACCGAAGACCAAGTCGATCTCGAGAAGTTCGGCAAGGCCCTGACCGCAATGAAGGCCGCGGGCCTGCGCGCAATCCCCGCCGAGTGGGTGCGCGACGAGGCCGGCATTCCGGCTGCTGTCGCTGGGGAAGAGACGCTCGATGTCGAGGTGACCCCGGTCGGGTTTGGCGGAAACGATGACAGCCAAGACGACGGGAAAGACCCCGCCAAAGAAGATTCCCAACCCGACGCCGCGTGAAGCGCAGGCGCAGAGGCACCAGCGGCACCAGCCCGGATACCAAGACCGGAGCGGGGTGCCTCGACTGAGGACACGATGAAGACGACCGACATCGTCCGGCGGACGTTTGGGTTCCGCCCTCGCGCTGAGACGCTGGACGAGGAGGCGCGATCGATTCGCGTCATCGCCAGCACCACAGCGATCGACTCCTACGACGAGATGGTCGAGCAGAAGTGGAAGCTCGAGCGGTACTCACGAAACCCAGTCGTTCTCTATCACCACAACGCGACCGGCGGTCTCCTCGGAGGCTCCGCCATTGAGACACTGCCGATCGGGCGCGCGTCCAAGGTCGGAGTCGTAGACGGGCAACTCGAGGCGACGCTCCACTTCGTCACCGCAGAGGCCAACCCACTCGCGGAGATGGTTTGGCAGGGAGTTCGCCAAGGCAGCCTTAGCGCCGTGAGTGTGGGGTTCCGCCCGCACACGGTAAGCACTGAAAAGCGCGGCGACTCCGAGCTCTACGTCCTCTCGGACAATGAGCTCTTCGAGATCTCGGTGGTCCCGCTGCCGGCGAATCCAGAGGCGGTTGCGCTCGGTGCCGAGAGCCAGCGCGAGCAACTGCGGCGACTCGCCGTTCAATCACTTTCTGCCGCCGGTGGCGGCTTGGAGAAACTCAACATGAACGAAACCGTGACGCTCCAGGCCGAGCTCGACGCAGCGAAGGCCGCACACCAGAAGGCGCTCGCCGACGCGACCGCCGCGCTCGAGCTCGCCGAGAAGGCGCAGAACGACGCGAAGGCGGCCACCGATCACGCGGCTCAGCTCGAAGCCGAGCGCGACCTCGTGAAGCAGAGAAACGCGGTACTCGCCGCCGAACTGAACGCGAAGGCCGTCAAGGATCTCGTGGGCAGCAAGATCTACCCCGCCGAGCTAGAGCCCATGACGCAGCTCCGCGCCAAGGAGCCCGATCTGTTCGACGCGCTGATGAACGCGCGCCCGAATCTCACTCTCACCGCGGACGTGATCGGGACCGACAAGCCCGAGAACACCGTCTCCGCAGACCCCGACTCGAAGCTCGCGGCGCTCGTCCGCGACGCCGGAAAGGACGAGTAACCAATGCCCCGAGCAGACCGCAAGAACATCACCGAGACCGCTCTCATCGAGGAGCGCGCCGTCACCGCCGCGAACAGCATCCCGCAGGGCCAGCCCGTCGTCCTCGCCGCGGCTGGGACGATCAGTCTGCCGACCGCGCTGACGGATCAGATCTACGGAATCGCGTACAAGACCGAGGACGGCACTTGGCCCGCAACCGGCGGCGATTTCGTCGAGGTGATCCTGATTGGTTCGCCCGCCATCGTCCCGTGCCGCGTGGGAACCGCCGCTGGCGTGACCGCTGGCCAGATCGTCAACGTCGATGGCGGCTGGGATGGCGTGAAGAACATCACGCCCGGCGTCGCGAACGTCACGACTCCGATCGGCATGGCCACGCAGACCAGCACCGTCACTGGTGAGTTGGTCGGCGTCAATCTCGGCGCGCGTCTCGGAACCGGGACCTGATCTCACCCACGAAGGAAACAAGAAGATGAGTACCCGACACGCTGTCGAGTTCGAGCAGAAGACCCCCGCGGGGGTCGCGTTCGAGCGCAAGGTCTCCGCCCTCATGCGCGCCGCGCGTGAGAACCCCGAGTTGATCAAGGCCGCCGACGAGAAGCTGGTCCGCCTCCAGGCGACGCCCGGCATGGTCGCGACGACTCAGACCCTACAGGAGCTGAGCCTGTCGTATGCCAACGACGACTATATCGGCTCGCGCCTGATGCCGCCCGTCAGCGTGAACAAGCTGGCCGTCGAGTATTTCGCTCGCCCGCAAGAACTCGGGCTGAGCTACCCCGCCGACACCATCGGCACCGACGGCTCGGTGAACGAGGTCTCGGAGAGCGTCACGCGGACGACCGCTGCGCTGACCAGGCGCTCCCTCAAGGAGCACCTCGATGCGTGGACGCTCGAGCTCGGCGACTCGGTGGCTCTCGAGATGATCGACCCGCTGATGAACGTGCTCGACGGCCTTGCCCTCGGCCAGGAGCAGCGTATCGCCGCTATCCTCACCGCGGCCGCGTCGTTCGGCACAAACACCGCTCCGATCGCTGCCGCGAACCGTTGGAACACCGTTGCCGGCGGCGCCCCCGTGGCGAACGTTCTCGCCGCCAAGGCCGCGTGCTGGACCGGTAACGGCCCCGGGCGCTGGGTGGCCTACTGCGGAGTCAACGTCTTCAACGCACTGAAGACCAATCCCGTCATTCTCGACCAGGTGAAGTACACCGGCGGCTCCCCCGCCATGGTCAGCAGGCAGGCGCTCGCGGCGCTGTTCGAGGTGGACGATCTGCTCGTCGGCATGGCGCGGCAGAACACTGCGAACGAGGGCACGGCCGCGGTCTACACGAGGATGTGGGACGCAAACAACAGCTTCGGAATCGTGCGCGTTGCCGAGCGTCCGAGCCGTCGCAGTGCGAGCTTCGGCGTCAACCTCCAGATCCCGATGGAAACGACGCAGTGGTTCGAGCAGGGTCGCGGCGGACGCGGCAGCTACATCGTCCAGGCCTCGCACGCCGACGCCCCGACGATCCTCGCGGCCCCCTGCGGGTTCCTCTACACCACGGTGATCTGATGGCGGCGCGTCGGTTTGCGCGGCGGTCTGAGGTGGAGGCGGAGACGCCTGCCACTGAGATTGTCGCGCCCGATGTCGCTACCGTCGAGCCACCACCGGAGCCCCCGCCAGTGGTGGTGGCTCCGGTGGTGGCACCACCCGTATCCGGTCTCGTGGTCGCTCGCGTCCGCGGTCCCGGGTCGGTGTTTGCCGAGGGCCAGCTGCACCCGGCGGGGAGTGAGGTCGTACTCAACCTC